TAGTAATGATACGTTAGTTGAGGTGTTTCCAATTCCAGATGCAGTGTATAGCTTAAAGTTTAATTTAATTATTCCACAAGACACACTAACAGATGACACCACTTTAATTAAAGTTCCGGGTGATGTTATTATTTTAAATGCGTTTGCTAGGGCATCGGTAGAGCGTGGCGAAGACGGTGGTTTACAGTCTTCTGAAGCCTATGCTTTAGCTAAAAATTTACTGGCTGATTACATTGCTTTAGAATCAAATCGTCATGTAGAAGATACTAACTGGGTTCCTAATTGAGTAAAGTTCTTTCCACTTCGTCGATTTCAGCACCGGGCTTTGCTGGTCTTAACCTGCAGGACGCACCCGCTTCTTTAGAGGCTGGTTTTGCTTTAGAAGCAAACAACTGCGTTATTGACAAGTTTGGTCGTATTGGTGCAAGAAAAGGTTGGACAACATATCTTCCAGCCAACGCAGATTTAGACGTTGAAACCGTAGACACAATCGCAGAGATATTGTCTCCAACCGCTAATAATAATCAGTTATTTGCAGCAGGTAACGAGTGTTTGTTTTTATCCACAGGTAGTGCATTAGCTAAGAAGTTAGTGCGTAATAGTGGCGATACAGCTAACGCTACATATACCATCACTGACAGTCATTGGCAAGTAGCGTCTATTCCAGATGTTACCAATGCTAGAGGAAGAGCAGTCCTAACTCAAACTGGACATAAGCCTTTATATTTAAGTTACTCTACTGTTACCAGTAGTTATGTATTTAAGATTTTAGCAGATGTTGCTACATTGCCTGTGTCGCCTATTGCACACACTTCAAGTACCTTTACCCCTAATGCGTGTATTTCCGCTTATGGTCGTGTTTGGGTTGCTGACATTGCAAACGATAAACAGACAGTATATTTTAGTGATTTGTTAAACCCGCTAAACTTTCAAACAGGTACAGCAGGTGCTTTAAACATTAACGAAGTAGTAGGGGATGGTGACTTTATTGTTGGTCTTGCATCACACAACGGTTTCTTAATTATCTTCTGTGAAAACCACACTGTAGTTTATAGTGGCGCTCAAGACCCTTCTGCTTTATTGTTGTCGGATAACATTACTGGTATTGGCTGTATTGCTCGTGATTCTATACAGCAAACAGGTACAGATGTTATCTTCTTGTCTTCTACTGGTGTTCGTAGTTTAAGTCGTACTGTACAAGAGAAATCCATGCCAATGCGTGATGTCTCTAAGAATGTCCGTGATGAACTGTTAGCTACGTTGCAAACAACTACAGAAGTGAAGTCAATTAAATCTGGATATTCTGCACAAGAAGCATTTTATGTCTTATCGTTTTCTGATGTAGACACTGTGTATTGTTTTGATTCAAGAAGTTTGTTACAAGATGGCTCTGCTAGAGTAACTACTTGGGACACAATTACTCCTAAGTCTTTTTGCACAACCGTTGATAGAAAGTTTTTAATAGGTAAAGCAGGTTATATTGGCTTGTATGAAGATTACAGTGATAATGGAACAGCATATCGTATGTCATACTATTCAAGCTATTTTGACTTCCAACAACCTACCGTATCTAAGATTCTTAAAAAGATTGAGTTGTTGTTCATTGGAGCGCAGAATCAAGACGTAACTGTTAAGTGGGACTTTGATTTTAAGAAATCATACCAATCTTCAACAACTACCATTGCGCCGTCTACTATTGCTGAGTATGGCATTGCAGAATACGGTATTGGTGAGTATTCAGGCGGTATTGTTATATTTAATAACAACGTCAATGCTGGTGGCACAGGTAAGGTATTACAACTAGGATTTGAAACAGATATTGATAACAATGCTGTTTCTTTACAGAAAGTCGATGTCTTCGTTAAAGGCGGGAAAACACTATGACAACATACACAAAAGCAACTAATTTTACTGCAAAAGATTCTTTATCTACAGGCAATCCGTCTAAGATTGTTCGTGGTTCTGAGATTGACACAGAGTTAACTGCAATTCAAACTGCAGTAAACAGTAAATCTAATACTGCTGCTCCTACATTTACAGGAACAGTCACCATGCCAACATTAGCGGTTACTGTCAATGCTACTGTCGGTGGCACGTTAACGGTTACTGGCGCTTTTGAAGCCGCCTCTATTGATGGCGGTAGTTTCTAATCATGGCAACTATTGTCGACAAAGAATACACTTCTACTGAGATTATCAAGAAAGACTTAGAACGTGGTGGGTTTACCAAAGAAGAAGACAAGTTTCTCAAAGGGTTAGCCGCTCTAATTAAACAAAAGAAAGCAGTTCTTGTTCGCCATAACAACACTGTATTTGTTGGTATTCGCAAAGAACCCGGTGTATTAGAAGTTCATATGTATACACTAGACCCTTTGTCTACATTACCAGAAGCAATGAAAGTTGCGTTTGATTCAGTTAAAAAAGCTGGTGTAAAGAAATTAAAATCTGAAACTACTAATCCTCGATTGATTAGAATGTTAGAAACACTTGGACCAGTAAAGACAACTAAAAAAGGTAAGAATATTGCATGGGAATTGGAGATTGCTAAATGAGATATAATTTAGAGTCAACCCTTCCAATTAATGCGTTTGCTCCTCGTGGTGGTCGTGGTCCTTTCTCGTATGGAATGACACTTGAAGGCGGTGGCGGTGGTTTTGTTGCAGATTTTGTTGATAACACGGTTGGTTCTGTTGTTGACGCTGGTGAAGCTGTTGGTGGCGCTGTTGTAGATGTCGGTGAAGCTGTCGGTGGCGCTGTTGTAGATGTTGGTAGTTTTATTAACGATGCAGTTATTCAACCAGCTATTGATGACCCTGTAGGCACTGCAGTTAAAATTGCAGCTATTGCTGCTGCACCTGCAACTGGCGGTGCTTCTTTATATGCTATTCCAGCTTACACAGCTACTAAAGCAATTGCTGCTGGTGTTCCTCTTGAAGATGTAGCGGTAATGGCTGCGATTCAAACCGCTGCAACTTATGCTGGTGTTAGTGTCGCTGACTATGTTGGAACACTGGCTGAGTTTGGAACTGAAATTGGTTCACAACAAACAGCAATGTTAGCTGCTCAAAACGCAGGTATTGGCACAGGCGCAGCAGCTTCCACTACTGCTGGGCAAATTGCTGGTGGTGCTGCTTCAGGTGCTATAGCTTCCGGAGCCGCTGGCGGAGATATTGGACAAGGATTACTTAGTGGTGCAGTAAACGCAGGTATTAGTGCAGGTGTAAACGCTGGCGTAGACACTGGTGCAGGATTATTTAACGGAACGACAGGAAGTACAAATACAGGAACAACAGGTATGGATGAAATATACGGACCAACTTACAACGAGCTAGGATACAGTCCTTCTGTCGGACCAACATACTCCGAATTAGGTTACGACCCCTATGCAAACTTAAACGCTGGAGATGTAGAAGCTCAGCAAGGCGGTTTCTATGGTGGACCGGAATACGGCTATCAACCAGCAAATCCTTATGCAAATATGTCTGATGCAGAACTTACTGCAGCCCTTGCTAGTCAGAATGGAACAAGTCAAAGCACTGCTTTAAACTTAGTCAAACAGTTTGGTTCACAAGCTGTTAAATCATTGTTAGGCGGTGGTGGAACTGCTGCACAGAGAGCTGCGCTAGGTCTAGGACAAAACACCGGTCTGGGTAATTTATTTGGCGGTGCTGCTGGAGTAGCATTAACAGCACAGCAAAGAAATGCTATTCAAAATGCTTATAACACACAATCGCAAAGAGTTGGTAATGCAGCTACTCAAGCACAGAATCTAGCATCGTTTACTCCGATTGGAACTACTAATTTCTTTGGTTCTTCTCAGTTTACTAGAGACCCAGTAACAGGGCAAATTACTTCTGCTGGCTATACGCCAACAGCGCAAGTTGCTGGACAGATGCAAAATCTGTTTGGTCTAGGCGCTCAAGCATTACCAACTACCACAGACCCACTTGCACTTCAACAACAATATATTACACAGCAACAAGGATTATTAGCTCCGGGGCGTGAGCGACAGTTAGCTCAGTTGCAAAATCGTCAGTATCAAACAGGAACTACTGGTTTAGCTACTGGCGGCACAATGGCTGGGTATGCTCCTAACGCACAAGGTTTAATGGCAACTAACCCAGCAATGGCTGCATATTATAATGCTATTGCACAAGAAGATGCTCGTCTAGCGGCTAATGCTCCTACTTATGCTCAAAGTTTATTAGACAAACAGATTGCAACAGGCACTGGTTTATTTGGCGCTGCTAATACATTGCAAGGTTATGCACAACAGCCGTTTGCAATGTCTACTGACCTTGCTAAAGCACAAGCTGCGGCAGGTGCTTCCGCAGGACAGTTAGGTCTGACAGGACAAACTAATGCTGCTCAGTTGGCTGCTACAGGAGCGTTGCAAGGCAATGCAGCAATGCAAGGCACTTACAATCAATTAGGACAAGTAGCTACAGGACTTGGTAATCAAGTTGGTGGTATGTTGTTACAAAACCCAACCATTGCAAACTGGTTAAGTTAAGGAATAATTATGGCAGACGGATTCGATAATATTGTTGGTGGTCTTTTTGGTGCAAGTCCAGAAGGCTTAAAAATTGCTCGTGAACAACAAAACCTAAACTTTGCTAAAGAAGTTGCTAATGCAGAAGCACAACGAGCTGGTGCTGGTTCAGTTTTAGGTGCTAATGTCATGGGCGCTAGAGGAGTACAGCAACTAGGTAATCTATTTGGTGTTGAAGACCCACTAATGCAACGTGTGTCTCAGCAACAGCGACTGCTTGGCGGTGTTGATTTTACAAATTTAAAATCTTTACAAGCTGCTTCTCAACAAGCTGCTCAAGCGGGTCGTCCTGACATTGCTCAAGAACTTGCTAAACGAGCATTAGATATTCAAACTAAAGTTGAAGAGAGACAATTAACTCGTGATACGCAATTACAAATTGCTCGTGAGCGTATTCAAGGTCAATTAGATGCTGCAATTCAGCGTGGTGCAGACCAAAAAGAAATAGCTAGAATGGTGACAGAAGGAAGACAACAAATTGCTCTGTTAGCTGCTTCTCTTAAAGGACCTAAAGCACTTTCCTCTGGTTTACAAAAAGCGGAAGACGAGAATTTATCTGCTTTAGATAATTATAAGGCTCAACAAGAAGCTCTTATGCCGTCTATTCAAGCATTGACAAAAAACTCAAAAGGAGTTCGTCTATTAGAATTAGGTCCTGTTAAAAATGCTGAATATTTAGCACAAAATGCAGCAGGTAATTCTACTCCACAAAGTCGTGCGTATGAGGCTTTAAAATCATCTGTTGATACTGCAGTAAACTTGTTAGTCAGCGCAGAAAAAGGTGTGCAAACTGATGCCGACGTGAAGCGTTTTGCTCAGGCACTTGTTGCAGCTTATGGACGAAACGATACTGAAACTACTTTGCAAGCCTTAACACGCTATAACGAAGCCATTGGCAAATCGGCAAATCGAACACAAGAGAGAATTGAGTCTCGTCGTCGTTCACAAAATGTTGACCCTTACGGCTTTGAACAAAGACCTACAACACCAGCAACTGGACAGACTAACGAAGTAGATTTTAACTCACTTCCTAAAAGGAAACAATAATGGCTTTTGATGTTAAAATGCCTGATGGCACACTAATTCGTAATGTTCCTGATGGAACAACTCAAGAAGATATTTTAGAGCGTTATCAGTTATCTAAACAACCTCAACAAGCTGCTACACCTGAAGTTGCGCAGCCAGCAACTGCTCCTGCTGCTGTTCCACAACAGCGTTCAATGTTAGATGAGTTTGGAAGACAAGTAGGTTTAACTGCTCGTGCTGGTTATGAAGCATTTACTTCTCCTGCTACAATGGCTTTAGAAGGTGTTAGAAGCGCTTATAACTTAGGTGCTAGAGCATTGGGTTCTGAAAGTCGCATGGCTTCTCCTGCTGCAGCGCAAAGTCAAATGTTGACACAAGCCGGTGTCCCTGTTCCTGAGAACGCAATCGAAAGGGCAGTTCAGTCTGGTACACAGGCGATGGCTAGTACTGCTGGGTTTGCAAAACTAGCGCCGCAAGTACCTGCGTTTGCCGCTGACATGGCTCGCCAAATACCTGCATCTGGTATTGCTGGATTAATCAGTCAACCAGTTGCTGAAAAAGTAAAAGACATCACCGGTAGTGATTTAGCTGCGTTAGTTGCGGGTGTTGGTTTTGGCGCTGCTGGTGCTGCCGGAGCAGGTAAAGCAATTTCTGCTGGTAAAGAAATGGTTAATCCTACTCTTTATACAATGGAACAAATCAAAAAAAGAGCTTCTGATTCTTATAATTTGATGGACCAACAAGGTGTAACAATTAAACCTGATTCTACTCGTCAACTAATTACTGATATTCGGACCAGCCTTGATGATGCTCGGATGGTTCCCGGCACTGACCAAGCAAACGCAGTTAATGCTGTTTTAGCTCAAGTATCTAAAATTATTGATGATAAAGGTGTTTCATTCACTGCTTTAGATAAAATGAGAGCTACTTTAAATGATTTAAAAGGCAGTACCGATAAAGACATTAAGCGTTTAGGCGGTGTTGCTGTTACTAAAGTAGATGATTATATTAGCAACTTAACTGGTAGAGATATTATTGCTGGTAAGGCAGGATTAGATGATGCTGTTAAGAATGTTATGTCTGCTAGAAAAGATTGGAGAAACGCTAGTCGTGCTTCAGTATTGGATGATGCTTTGAATGTTGCTGAGGCTAGGTCTTTAGACCCAAAAGCATCTCAAGGAGAGTTAATTCGTAGAGGTTTTATTAATATTGCTGCTGATAAAAACAAAATGGGTTTGTTTAATAAAACAGAACAGAATATTATTAAATCTGTTGCACAAGGCGGTACTTTAGACCCGGTATTAACACTTGCTGCTCAGTTTAGTCCTTTGCGTTCTAAGTTAGCTGCTGCTGGAGGTGCTTATGCGTTTACTCAAGCACCTATTGCTACAACAGCAGTTGCAACTACTGGACTGGGGGCTGATTTATTACAAGGTGCATTGCGTCGTCAATCAGCACAACAAGCTGTTAAACAAATTGCTTCAGGCGCACAAGCGCCAGCTCCGTCTTTAGGTTATCAAGGATTATTAACCGGAGCATTAAATCCTCCACCACAAGGACAAATTAGTGTTCAAGGAATTAGTGACGAAGAGCTTAGAAGACTGTTATCAGAATAATTATACACACTATACACACAATGAATACTTATGTCAGACCCATTTGGAATTACTGCTGGAGTAAAACAAGTAACCAGCTCAATAAACGAGTCTGTTAAAGCATCACAAGAACTTAGCAAAGCTATTGATGGTGTCTTAGAGGTAGCAGATAAAGCAGCAAAAGAAAGAGCAGATTCTAGAAAAAAAGCTAGGCAAGTTAATCCTAATACTTCAACCATTATTGAAGCAGTAGACGAGTGGCAAAGACTTTTAATAGCTAGGCAGTCAGAAGCAAAGATTCAAGAGCAGATTACCAAGAAGTACGGTAGTCACGCTTGGGATGAAATACAAG